ACCTTCTCACTCAATTGCTTTAGAGCAGTTTTTAGAGCAACTACTTGAGGTTCATCATATTCAGAAATCTCAAGCATCTCTTCAGGAAGTTGAGCAGGTTGACCTGCTGCTTCCTTACTATCACGAGATGCCATCCCTTCCTGCTGTTGATGTCTCTGTAGATACTCTACGGCTTCTTCTAAAGCTTTCATCCGAGAAGAAACAGCTTCCCTTTCTTTGGCAACTTCATCCATTGCCTGATAAAATCTTAATCCTTTCTGAAGAAGTGCTTTTAATTCTTCTTCAGTAAAGTCTTCAATCTTTACTTCTAATCCTTTTGACTTGAGAGTTTCGTCTTTATTTATAGCACTAAGAATACCCTCAAGTTCTTTCTTAACTTCTCTTTTTTGTTTTTCTTCTGCTTCTTTCGTTTCTTCTTTTTTTTCTACTTTTTCCTCTACATTTTTTTCTTTTACTTCCTGCTCTTTTTCATCTTCAAACTCTTCTTCTGCTAATATCTCTTCACCAAGTTTAGAAAAATCAATGTCAGGAAAATCGTCTTCTGTTAAAGAATCAAAATCTTTGTCTTCAACTTCTTCATTTTCTTCAGTTTCGTTTTCAATTTCTTCTTCAATCAATTCTTTAGGCATAATTAATACTCCTCACTTTCAGTGCTTCCTTCAATACCAGGAGCGGCTTGCCCAGGAACTGGGGGCTGACCTGGTATTTCTTCAGAAGTTGGCTGTTGAGACGGAGCAGACTGTCCTTCTTGCTGCGTAGGCAGTTGAGGCATGGCCTGCTGCTGTTGCTGTGCAGCCTGTAATTTTTGTAAGTGAGCTTGAATATGTAGTTCAAGCACACTCTGTTGTAAAGAATTATATTTTTCAAATTTAGAAGATAACCTATCTCTCAAATGAATTTTCAAATGAGTAGTGTCGTCATCCAATATATAAATCATTTTAAGAGCATCTTGTTCAGTAAGAATTAAACCAGCTTCAATTTTTTGGTTTTCTTCAGAAGCTCTTTTTTCATGAACAAGCTCATCTTCATAAACTCTTTTTGCATCACTAAATTCCAGCAATTCAAGAATTGTTTTTGGGTCTTGTATTAATCCCATTTGAGCAATTCTAATAATCCATTCTGTTCTCAACGCCCTACTTTTAGGCAAGCTTACATTAGTTGAAACAAAGACATCAGTATTGTCTCTTAAATCAGCACTTCTAAATGGCAGCACTGCGTCTTCTTTATCTCTTCCAACCATCTTTAAAATACGAGGTTCATTATAATTGTCCTGCACTAATTTTAGCAAATAACTCCAGGCGGGAGAGAAAACACTTTCATCTGCTTCTTTGATTAATGGGTCAATTAAACTATCGTCCTGTTCAAGAAGTAAATTAACCAGTGTCCCAGAAGCATGAGAAGCTCTTTCTGGTAATCTTCCAAAACTTACTTCATGAACACCAGAAACATTCTCCATTTCTCTTTCTAATTCCTGTTTAAATGCCATAGCTTCAGGAGAAGTAGTGTCAAGTTTTAGTTGAGTAGGATTGCCATATTGAGGATTATAATCAATAGCCACAACAGAACCATCATCAAAGATTTGCTTTTTATTTAGTAATGAGCCTAATGGTGTCATTACTTTAATCTTTGATGCTCTTTCAATAGTAGAACTTAAATTACTTACAAACCTGTTATATTCTTTTTGAATTGGCAATAAATCCTTAAAAATGCTTGAATTCAAAGTAATTCCTTTTTCATGAAGTTCAAAAGGAATCAACCTATCTTCATAAGTAAAAAACGGAATTATATTATCAACATTAATTCCATAATCCAATACTTGTCCACCACCAACTATTATAAAAATATTCGGTGTCCATAACTCATATCTAAAACAACTATTTTCTTTTTGTGAAGACTCAATTCCACCAACTCCCAGTAAATCTGTCTCATCTCTGGTTATATCAAATGGTTGAGCATATAAAATATCAAGCGATGTGTCTTCTTCTTGCGATAATGTCTCTACATCAACATTATAAGCTTCTGCTAATTTATCTCTATCAACAATTTCTCCGAATAGAAACCATCTCCATTTTTCAGGAGAAGAAAATAATGGGTCATGTCTGTAATTGAATGGAGAAATAACTTCCATTCCAACTTCACCAGGAGCTTTTACAACTTCAAGTTTATATTCTCCAGTTTCTTTATCAATAACTCTTTCATAAGAAACAATGCCTTCTTGAGTTTCATCCCAAAATACTCTTATACAAGACCGCCCTAAAGTTAATAACCAGGAAAAGAAGTCTTTTCTTATTCTTTGAAATTTAATTTTATTGCTTAATGCTTCAAGCAATTGGTCTCCAAGTTTAGCAGCACTTATGTCTTCATATTCTCTGGTATTAGGAACAACACCAAGCTCTGGAATAGTTGTTTTAATTTTAGCCAGCATTTGGCGTAGAATTGGTTTTAATCGGTTAACAGTAATTTTTCTTTTGATATAAGGAACTGGTTGAAGTTCTCTTTTAACAGTGTTATAATCAATATACTGATAACCAGCTATCCAAGCTAAAATCTTTTTCCATTTAGGAAAATTATAAACTACATCTGGATGATTTTTCCAATAGTCATCAACTTTATTAACTACAAAAGCCTTATCGTCATCCGACAATTCTTTTCCAGCAAGAATTCTATTTTCTATTTCTATAAAATTTTCAGCCATTTTCTTCTTCTCCAATTATCTTTTCTTCTGTTAAAAATTCTGGCGTCCAATCTTCTTCAAACTGCTTAAGCATTTTTTCCACACTATTATCTAACTTCTTTTGAGAATTAATTTCAGATTTAATTTCGTTTGTGGGAAAACTATTAGACATTTTTAATGCTGTAATCTTTTCTACTAAAATCTTTTTTTCTTTATAGTTTATTATTTGTAAAATAACGAGAACAATTAAAAGAGAAAAAGTTAAATATATCATTAGTCTATTTCTCCTAATAAATTAGATTGACTTCCAGTTTCCCCTACCATCTGTTCCCAGTATTCTTTTTCTAATTCTTCTTGAGTTTTATGCCTATCATCTAATATTTTTTGCTGTGGCACATTCTCTGGAAAAACAACAACATCAAGAATATAAGCTAAAGCATCAGCAATATCATCATGAATAGTTTTTCCAAAACGCAGTAATTCATCAATCAATGCATCCATTCCAGTTGGAGCAAATAAAAGATTTCCAGACTCAACCCAGCCTTGTAAATTTCTTACTCGTAATTCTTTTGGTCTATTTTTATGCTTTAATGGAATTAAAATATTGGAGATAGATGAACAATACTGATGACTTCCAGCAGCTACTCTACCCATTCTAATCATTTGTGGAGCTAAAAAATTTACTAAATCTCTATAAATTTCAAACTTACCTTCTTCAATACCTATCATCATTGGTTGATAATAAGACGCTAATTCAATTAGCCATTCAACAATTTTCATATCAGATAATTTTCTTCTTTGAGCAAGTATAACATAAAGTTTCTTATCGCTTCCAGCATCAACTACGACCAGCCCAGAATTATCACTACCTTCTGTTTCTTTACCAGCAGGGTCAAGAAGCATAAAAGTTAATTTAGCCTCCGGCAATTCTCCTCTTCTCCAATGCTGTATCCAATTCTGCTTAATAAAATTTTGCTGCATAGCAAATGGGTCATTAAGCATTTGCCCATCAAAAAATTCTGCCTGCTCTTTTTTTATCTTGTGTAGCTTTTCTTCAGGAAAAAGAGTAGGAAATGTTGAGCCTTTTTCATTTATAGGGTCTTGCCAGCAACCATATCGCAAATAATGATACTCGTCTTTATGAATTTCAGTAAACGGATTTTTTCTGTGTTCCTTAAAAGCAGCCTCATCTAATCCAAGAAATTCTTTAAGCATATATCCGTATAAATCATCAGCGAACCAACGAGTGCCAAGAGATACTTCCAGCCCTTTGGATTCAAGTAATGAACGAGCCAGTTTCCACCAATCAATTACTTTTGCAATCTGTTCTTTTGTTCCTGAATTTTCTCTATTTACCAAGTCATCATTTATCATTAAGCTATAATGTCTTGATACCAGGTTTCCTTCAACAGACCCAGTTTCAACTAAAGTCTGTCCAATCTTTATTTCATTCATTGTCCAGCGTTCAGCTTCTTTATCTGGCTCTCTTGGTATTTCAGGAAATAGAGAACGCAATAACTCATTATACTGAAAATTATACTTTATTTTATTCAAAAACATTTGAGCATTGGTAAAAGTTGCGTTTGAGATTAGAACGGTGTCTCCAGATTTATTAACCAAGTTTCTCAAAATTCGCTGAATAGTGTATCCTATCGTAATTATATATGTCTTAACCCAACCTCTTGGACATAAGATTAAAAGCCTTTGTTCTGGTTTAGCGTTCTCTTGAACAAAGGTAGTTATGTGCTTATGTGTTGGTTTATATAAATCTTTATAGCCTGGTGTCGGCTGTTCAAGAGTTTGCAGAACAACCCTGCATAAAAAATATAAGTCATTTAAACACTTATCTCGCCACCAGTCTATGTTTTTTAAATTATCAAGACCCATTTTCTTCTTGCAAAACAGGTAATTGTTTTACTTCTTCAACATCAATTACCTCTGCATCAACCAATGCTTTAGTGAATTCTGGAGTGAATACAATTGTAATCTGATTTGGTTTCGTATTAACTCCAGACTCTTCTCTACCACCTTCAAAGCCAGCTAATTTTAAACATCTATCCAAATACATTCCCCTATTAAAATAATCGGGGTCAGCATCTTGAATTATAGTTCCTTTAGCAGAAAATCTTTTAGGATGATTTGCGTCTAATCCTTCTCTTAATTTTCTGGCTATAAGTTCAGAAGTTATCCCTTCTTTTTCAAGACACTTTAAAATCGCTTCCCTTACAGCTTCCTTCCGCATTAAGACAGAACCATAACATCTATCAGCATATCCAGCAGAAAGAGCTGATTGAGTAATGTTCCCTGTTTGAACTACCCTTTTTACAAACCTTTTTTCTCTGGCTGTAAGGAGATTCTTTGGCTTTGATTTAGTGTATTTTCTTTTTTTAGTCTTAGGTTCTTCTGTCATATAATTTTTCTAATTAGCACCACTGCCCCCACCTGCAAGTGGCTATCCCGCCCGTCTTACAAACTTTGCGTCTATACGCACAGGCACTTACCCCTGCTCTCCCATTATATATATTATAACATATTTTTTCACTTTTGTCAAGTCTTTTTATTAATTAAAATAAATTTTATGAAGAATTGCATCTATTATTCCAATATCTATACCTTGATAAAACTCTTTTTTTTCATCGTCAGATAAAAGATTGACGGTTGATAAAACTTCATTATAGATATGCTTTCTTAATTCAATAGCCATCTCATTAGTAAAATATTTTTTAGTTGTATTATAACCTATATCAAAACCAGCATTAAATAAATCACTTTTTTTGCTCATTCTATCATCCATTTTTTGTGTTCAATCGACTACTTTTTGTATTCATTAAAAACAATTCTTTTTCACCAGCTCTTCTCATTATAAGCCCAGTAAGTTTTTTTCCATTAGACCAAACCCATTTCATAAATTCTTCAGCTACAATAGCATCAGGTTCTCCAGCATTTAATTTTTTAAGAAGAGTAGATTTATAAAAATTATTAGCACCAATATTATAAACAAAATCATAAAGAGCAGTTAATTGATAATCAGTTAATTTGTTATAAATATTAGAATTAGTTATTCCCTTTTTAACCTGCTTAACAACTTCTCTTAAATCATTTTCTAATAATTTAAGCCCTTCTTGTTTGCTTAAAGGAACTGAAAAAGATTCCCCTTCCTTAACTAAATGACCATACCCAATAGTTTTATACCCACCAGGACAGTGATAAATATTGTCTCTAAAGCCTTCCATATCCATGATAACTTCTATCGCCATAAGAAAAGCCGTCTTTTCTTTTTCTTGATTACTAATCTTTTTTGTCATTTTTTATTTCGTCATGTTTTTGAGGACAAAAAATAAGAATTTCGTGAGATTGCTTGATGTGATTTGTATTTTTTATTTTTCTATTTAGTCCAATTCTGGTTTCCCCTTGTCCCATTGTATATTGCCATTTAGGAAAAAACTGCTGATATTCCTTATAATATTCCCTTATTATTGGACAATCATTATAAGAAAGGATAAAGCCTCCTTTATGTTTCCTTAATAAGTCTCTTAATTCTTCGTGCGGAAAACCCACATGATGAACAGGAATATTCCTCATAGGGTAAATACCTTTGAACATTTTGGAATCTTTCCCAATATAATAAGGCGGGTCACAGTATAAAAAATCATTTGAATACTTTGAAATCACTTCTCTAAAATCTGCACACCCAATCTTAAGATTGTTTGACTTAAAATTCTTTATACGCTCAAGCATTTTTTTATATTTATTATCGTTTAAATAGATATTAGATGCCCATCCCATAAATCCTGGACCATAAGATAGATTAAAATTATAAACAAAATATGTTGCTAATGTTAGAGGGTCAAGCTCAATTTTCTTATACCAAACATCTTTTAAAATAAGACGAATCTTCTCGAATGTTTGTTTGTCGGGTTTAAGTTCTTTTAATTTTTCATAAAGCAATTCTGGTTTTTCTATTTGAAATTTCCAATAATTAACTAAAATATCAAATATATCAAAACCAATTACCTCAAGTCCAAGCTTTTTATTTATAGCAATTTCAACTGACCCACCACCAAAAAATGGGGATATAACTCTTTTAATATTTTCTGGTAATAATTCAACAATATACCCTACTGCTAAACTTTTACCACCAGCATATCTTATTGGAGATAATGCAATTCTTTTATATTTATTTTTATTATTTCTTATGCTTTCTAAAAATATTTTTTTCTTTAAAGCTAATTCTTTTGTCATTTCATTCCTACAAATTTTTGACAGGAAGGACAATCTATTAAATTGCCATCCTGAGAAACAATATAGCCAGACCCACAACAGACAGTGCAAACACCAGACACCACCCTACTTTCTGGCCGTTGATATTCAATTAATGTTTTCAAAGCATTATCAAGCTGCTTATCTTTCTTCTTGACTGAGCAATAAAGAGCAATTTCATTAATAAGTTTTAATAAAAAATAAATGCTGCCCAAAATAAGAAAAATAATAAATAAACCTTTCATTGTTATAGCCCTCCTATAAGCATTCCGCCGCCTATTCCAGCCAAAAACAGAAGGGCAGAAGACCACTTACTTTTTTTCTTCTGAGAAGATAGCTTCTTCTCATAATCAAGAATAAGAGAGTTCATTACATTCTTTTCTTGAATCCAAAGAGTGTTTTCTTTCTTCCATATTTTTTCTTTGCCTTCCCAAGTAGATATCTGAAAAGTTAAGTTAGCAATCTGATTTTCTTGAATTCTTATTTTCTCTTCAAGCTTTGGAATAGTAACTAAACTAAACTCTCTCCATTGAAGGAGTTTAGAAGCAGTCTTTTGAGCAGCTACCAGACTAAACACGAACCCAGACTCTGTTTGAGTTACTCCACTATCCTCAATAACATTTTGAATGTTTGTAACTAATTCATTGGGTGGCATTACGGCAACTTGCAATTCAATGTCTTTTAATTTAGCATTGCTCTCCTTAAGAGCAGCATCTACAAGCTCTTTCTGTTTTTCAAGTTCAGCAAACCTTTTTCTGTAATCAGCATTAATTTTATCAAGCAATTGAAACTGTATTGTTAGCTGGTAAGCCTCAAGTTCAAGTGAG